TCCAGAATAATCTGACCATCTTCTTCATGCTCAGAGAATCCATCCTGATTTCTTATTAACCTAAACCCAAACACACTTCCAGTTGGGTTATTCCAGTGCAATTCAACTTTAGGTCTAACTACTTCTTTAGTCCCAGTAACTGGGTTTCCACTTACTACCTCGATAACAAATTCCCCAGAATAAGTAGTAGAGCCAATTGCAGTAGCAGTAAGTGGTGCCGCAGAGTATGCGACCTTAGAGGCGTCACCGTATAGTGTGCCGTCGCCCCAGTCAAATGTATTGTAAATACCCAATGTGGGTTCTCCTAAGCAGTTCCGCCATCAATTGCAACAATGTTTCCACTGGAATTGATAACAGTGTTTCCAGCAGCCAGAAGATTTCCTGTGCCGCTAGTGGAGATAGTTAAACCTACAGTTGTGCTTGTTGACCCAATAGTTGAACCACCTGCGGTGTTTACACGGTTAGTGAAAGCAGTCTTTAAACCGTATTCGATGTTGTCCAAACGAGCACCAACAGTTGACCATGCTGTGGTTGAAGTAGAGTTAAATGTTCCTGACCAAGTGCTTGAAGTCGCTGGAATTGTTCCTAGAACAGTCTCTAGGGCAGTAACTTCGTCGTAGATTAAGTTAACGTCTGACGCTATGACTGTATCTGTGTTGTCTACTTTGTTAGTAAAAGTTTTAATGCTTGCAGGGTATTGGGCTGCCATATTGACTCCTAAATCTCTCTTCTAGTTTGCCGCATTTGGGCTGGTTTTACAGGGCTTATGCTACGCAGATGTACGATTGAATGACCCTAGCCAAACTGGGAAGGATGGGTCTCCACCTTCAAAACTTACAAACACACCATCACCAATTTCTGGAAGAGTAACGGCAATGTTTGGGAAAATACCCCAAGCCCAACCAGTTTCTTCTTCCAGTAACACTTGTGGGATTTGTAACCTTAAACGGCTTTTACCTAATGGGTCGTTGTTGTCTACAACTATCCCACGGTAAACACCAATAAATCGGCGATTGCCAGATTCATCTTTAATCATTATTTAGTGACCTTGATGGAATAAATGTTTGTGTTGAGACCATCTGATGAAGTAACTGTTACCGCAATGATGTTAATACCTGTGGCTAAAGTTAAAGTCGCACTTGCTGCACCGCTCGTGATAGCAGTAGACGCACCTGGTGTTCCAGATAGACCAGTTCCACCACCAGGGGTAAATACATAGGCGATTGTGGTCACGCTGTTAACGCTAGTTGGAGTAAATGTCATGCTGGCACTTGTTGATGTAAATGCGTAGGTTTTAGTCAAAGCATTAAACGTAGGCATTGTTCCATTAGCAATAGTAACTGCAAGGGCACTTAGGCTTGCAATTGGGTAAATCTTGGTGTTAGCGTCTTTGAATACAAAGTATTCACCCTGTGCAGGTATAAGGGTAGTTCTAGCGGAGGAACCACCAGTTCTAAAAAGTTTTACAATTCTAACGGAATCAACACCATTGATAGCACTAAGGCTTTGCTCTAGTTTCTCAGGTCTTATGCTTTGCTTAAAGTCAAGATAGTTATAGCCATAACCATAAACAATTCCTGAATTGATTGAGGAACTTAGTTGAGAATCGGAGTATCCTTCTTCGGCAACATACTCTACAACTACATCCGCAGGGACGTAGATTGGAGGAAGTACCGTTACTGTAGTTCCAATTTGTGTTTTAGTGCTAAACTCTGACACAACTGAAGTCTTCAAAGAATTCCAAAGAGTTGTTGTAGTGGTATTTGTAGAATTGTATCCTGGGTAATAGTCTGACGAAATATCCGACACTGTAGGTCCAATATATAGGGCTACAGAAGTTGGTGCAGAGGCATATGCTACCGCCTTACCTACATCTGGCATTGTCAATGCAAGGTTCTTAAAGTCATCAAGAGTAACAGCACGCTGAGATACTCGCAGTGCAGTAGGTGCGTTAGCACGAATACTTTCATTAGACTCTGGGTCTTCACCACCGTACCCAGCAAAATCGTTAGAAATTACGGTACTAACAATGGCTGTTTTTAGCACCCCACTTGAAAGAGGGACACTTTCAATACTGAAGTTAGTGTTTGCCTCAATGTTTCCAATAAGTCCCCCACCAGTGTAGTATTGTGCTTTAATGTCATCTCCATATACTGGGACAGCACCAGAAACACCGTTACCAAAGTTAATGGTTACATAGTTATTTCCGCTGTAACTTAAGGCATAAACGGTGTCTTGAGGACCATGTTCAGATAGATTAGTGACTTCTTGCCACTGTACAAAAGCGTCACCATTCCTGACAAACACACTAACTGTTCCATCTGCCACTTGGTTGTTTTTTAAGGTGTATGACTGATTTGGTAGGCCTGTAGAGTAACCCAATCTTTCACCAGGAATGTCATAGACATCGCTTCCATCAGAGGCGTTTACTGCATCAGCAGTAACATTTTTTCCGTGAACGAGTACCCCAGTACCAGAACCTCCGCTGCTAATCTCTACGTCAGAAGTTAACGTGAAATACTCACGGTAAGTGGTAGGTGAGCCGTTTGTTGTTATTGTTATGCTTGCTGAAAGTAAAGTTCCCTCAGGGATAACAATGCTACCTCCAGTTACATTAGTTAGAGTAACGTCAACGAGTGCTTGACGGTATCCCGAAACTCGGTAGCCATAGAGTGATGCAATGTTTAAAAGACTTTGCCTTTGTGTGGCAGTGCTCAAATAAGCCTCATTAGCAATTCTATCAATGTAATAGTTTGTTAAATCACCGACATGGGCAAACGCTTCAACAATAGCAACACCAAAGTCTGCTGGGTCAGAGGCAGTCCAAACCTTTCCCTGTGCATTTACACGGGACTTAATTCTAGTAATCAGGTCTTCTCTTAAAGAAAAGAAATCCCTACTTGTGTAATCAATTGATGTAGTTATTTTTTGAATTGCCATTAAATTTCCTTAGGTGGTTGATTTCCGCTGATTTGCACTGTCCCTATTTGCGTAGTGTCCTGAGTTCCATCAGGCAAAGAATAAAACACTGTTACGTTTAGTACTCCAGTATCTTGCTTATACGATGTTTGGAAGTTATTAAAAGACAGTAGAGGCAAGTATGTAGAGAAGGACTCCGAAATATCTCTATAAAGTTGGCTTTCAGCACTAGCCACATTTTCAAAGGTATCAAAATGAATTTTGCTACCAAAATAGTACCTTTGAACTCGTTCTCCGACAGCAGTGCCTATAACAGATAAAACCCTGTCAGCCCAAATCTTTTTTTGGTCAGTGGTTGTTTCTATTGAACCAGTAAACCCCAAAGTAAATGGGAGGCTGATAGCGTGCTCAATGTTAGCCATTATTTATCTCCAATAAATCTATATGTCCAGGTTGCTGGGGTGCGGTTCCATCCCTGCTCTGATTCAAATGTAACGGGGGTTTGAGAGTTTAGGGCAGCAGTGTTGTTCCTATTTATTTGAACATTTCCTTCTAATGCCTCTACTAAGTTTATCACTCCAACAGTATTCTGTGCCCCATCTCTAGTTGCGACTTTTTTGTCATAGCCTGTACCATCAATAGCCGCCTTCATCTCAATCTGGTAATCTCCTAAACGAGCAAACATGTGCTTTACCTGAGAAGCAATCCAATACCCATCTGTAAGAGGCCCAGTTCCCTGAACAATGACAGGGGCAAAAGGGCGTATTCTAGGGTCGCCTTGACAGGCAATACGTGCTGGCATATTTAAGCGACCTAGTTGAGCAGACCCATCAGACATTAATTTAGCAATCTCTGGCGACGGAGAAACTCTTGTACCGTCAATGTCATTAAAAATAACGTCATTAACTCTAGATTTAAAGTTTTCTCCCACAGTCTTAGGTGAAGAAGAACTTACAATGGTTTTTCCAGTAATAGGGTCAACACCACCAACATACTTGATTGTTCTAGCCTGACCCTCGGTTTCAATATGCTCTCCATTAAGCACCTTAAAGGAGTCTAAAGTACGGTCTAAGAACTCATTATTGATACCCTGCTGTTTAGAACCCATACTTAAAACAGGTAAGTTAGTTATGTTTTGGTCAATTAGTTTATCTAGTGGTCTAAAATAAAAAATCATTTTATCCACTAGAACTCCATAACCGATACTTTTAGCGTGTTCCATAATCCACTCCCAATAAGAGTGTCCAGCAATAGCCAGTTGGCCAAAAATAATCCCATTATCTTCACCAACAAATTTGAACCCAAAACCAGTAACTAATTCTTCAACCATTTGGGGGACAGATTTATTGTGGAAAACTTTAGCAGCACTTTCTTTAAGAGAAAATGTCGCCCCCACACAGTGGACTTCCATAAGTTCTTCTATCTGACCTGCAACTGTCTTTTTTACAAAAGAAACATACCCAATCCAGTTATTTGTAATTGCTCCTTGAGTCCAAGAAAATTTCATTGGAACTCCAGTCTTCATCAAAGCAAACCATTTTTCGCTTGTTTTAGAAAACTCCATGATAAGTATGTCGTGATGGTATGTCTCCTGTAGCAATTCCACTCTACGAGGCTGTAAAGTCAGCGAAGGTAGGGTAGGAAAAGACACCTTATAGGTAGTCCCTCTACGATATTTACTGGTCAATAAGTCTTTAGCCATTAGGCAGCCTTAATTGAGTTCCAGGAGCAATCCCATTAGGGTCAACAATTTCAGGGTTGTAGTCCATGATGTAATGCCATTTATCGCTGCTGGCGTACACTCTTTGAGCAACTACATCGATTCTGTCACCTTCTTGCCAAATCATAGTGTAATAACCTGACTCTAAATTTGAGTATGACCGTAGCACCGTAATCTGTGCTTTATTAGTCCTAGAATCCAAGGCTTTAAAGATACGGCCATCAGCATAACGACTATCAGCGTAAATCATGATTCTTCATCTTTCTTTGTGTCTACAATTGTCTTTGTAACGGTAACTTCGTTAAATGGTTTAGCAAAGTCAGGTAGACGGCTAAAGGTAATCGAGACATTAGAAAATACTGGCACCATGTTTTGGTTAAAGATGGTATGGCTAACGTTAAACCCGTCAATAATTCCCAAGTACCTTAGGTTATTTCCCAAGTGAAGTTCTACAGGATAGGCACCTAGATAACCAATGTCTGAGGTAAACACGTTACGCAAATTACTCTTCAGTTGGTATCCCAATAATGTACGAAGAAGATATTCAATGTCATACATTGTTCCCAGTTCTTTAATCTGAGTTAACTCGTCATTGATGCTGCTAACTTCGTTAGCCGCACCTGAATTTTGTCTTTGAACTGGATGATTTCCTGTATGTGAATAAACTTCTCCAAATAGTGAAGATAAATTATTAAGTTTTACTTTACCTCTGGCAGGGACAAAAGCCTCAATGTACCTAGCCTCTGATGTGTCATAAATCAATGAATCTAAATACTTAAAATCATTCATCCTGTTTATTATGACGTTAAATGTCACGGTGCTGCTTGTAACGCTAGAACCAATAAGTGGGACCTTATCATCACCACTTGTTTCTAGACCAATGTCTACTTGAGGAGCACCAGCGTAAGCCATAGTAACTGTTGATGGGTTGTACTGAAATTGGAAACCATAACGTCTTGTATTAATCCGCTTATTGTTACCCTGTAACCCCTTTGAACCAGCAGGGTTCCACCAAGTGTTTCCGTTCAACTGAGCAGGAACGATGAAACTTTGAATCATCCCTTTATATGAGGAACTATCAGCCCACAGTTTCTTAGCCTCGTCAACTCTTTTAGATAAGTTTCCGCTATTAACTTTAAAGTTTTGTAAATCATCTGAGCGAAAATACATCTCTTTAACTGCTGGAAGATTGTGAATTACAGGCTTAGTGTCATCACCAATACCGCTCAAATTACCACTTGCTTGGGTTTGGGTAGTAGTGGTAGTGGTGTTTCCAGTTTTACCACTCTTGCCTGAGCCGTCTGGCTTGTCAGGCTTAACATCAACCCCCAGAACTCCTTTGGCTGTATCTAAGGCTTGCTTTGCTGCTTTTGCTTCTTTGATTTTTCTCCGCCAATTTTGTTCGCAATATTTTGCGTATCCTATAAGAGTCCAATACCAATAAACGTCATCTCTAGCAGTGCCGTCAACACCACCAATACCCCCGCCTAGTCGTCTTGCACCTGGAGACGTAGGAGGAGCACAGTTAACCACAACCCCAAATACCGCAACTCGGTTTGAGTTCAAAGAGTCATCCCAATTAGGCATATCATTGTAACCTAATTTTCTATTGTTGATAGTGCCGCCCCAAAAAGCCATACGCTTATTCCAGTAATCTTCATTGTGGGCTGTACGAGTTTCCCCCTTACTCGTGTTCACGGAATATACATATGCTGGGGTTGTTGTTGCAGTAAAAGGGATGTTTGCCGCACTTGTATCATATTTTACGTTTACAGTAGAGCCAGTCTGAAAACTAAAGTCAGGCTCTATTCGACCTTGAATACCTGTAATAGGTATTCCTTCAATTACATGTTGAGCCTCTAAACCAGCAACATCAATACCTGCTAGTAAATTTAAATAGACTTTACCACCACTAATCTCATACGCAGTTATTTTGGTCTTTTTTAATACGGCTTTCATACTTGCTGCTGCTTCTGCGGCCGCTAACTTAGCCGCTAAAGCAATTTTTTCTTTATTTACAGCAATGTTGTAGTCTCTTTGCTGTCTTGCATAGCCATCTGAACTAGGTGGTGGTGGGGTGTAGTTAGGTGGAAATGAACCTGCCATTATAGCCTTCCCATGCTAGAAGTTAACGTATCGTTATCTAGATACTCTTTAATAAGTTTTGCAAAACGTCTTGCTTCTGATTCGGATGCTGAAGCCACGTTTACGTTAATAACAAAGTTATTTCCCCCACTACCGCCAGGACCGTCACCGCTACCTGTGGTACCGATGCTTCCTCCCAAGCCAGTAGACATTCCTTCTGCACCTTTACCCGCAAATTGTCCAGCACCACCAGAAGAAGCACTACTACGCCCTCCACTGCTAACCGTAGACTTTCCAATTGCTGCACCGCTATAAGCATTAGGTATTTTGAGGCCATTCCCAGCAGTACCAGAACTAAACCCTAGAAGACCAGCGTCAGCACTACCTGCCATACCATTTCTTGCTGACCCAGAACCTGAACCACCTGCAACACCAGAGTTTTCTCTATAGTTAGCACCTAAGAAAGGTGATGGGTCAATACGACTTCCACCCTTCCAAAGTTCAAAGTGAAGGTGAGGTGCCTCAGAGTAACCTGTATTACCTACACGACCAATCTGCTGTCCTTGCTTAACTGTTTGACCATTACTCACATCAAATCCGCTCAAGTGGGCATACTTAGTTTGGTAGCCATTTCCGTGGTCAATGGTTACACGCAAACCATAACTGCGGTTGCTGGTTCCCATAGTGTTTCTTGACTCTCCACCAACTTCAATTACCTTACCGTCAGCGGCAGCCATAATACCAAAACCTTCAGTAGCAGCCCAGTCAACAGCCCAGTGACCGTTAGGGTGCAACTCGTCGTAGACACCATACTTACAAACAATCTTTGCTCTGCCTACAGGATGGATAAGTTTAAAGGTTGAGGTCCCAGCATCAGACGCAGAGTTACCTCCTGTACCGATAAGGGATGGCCCACCATCACCGCCACCAGCAAACATGTCATAAAGACCTTGACCCGCCATAGAACCCACATAGGAACCACCAGCGTAAGCAACTGTGGAACCAACAATACCCGCACCACCAGTGAACGCTGTTAGACCTGCGGCTGCACCGATACCGCCAACAATTCCACCAACGTCCCCAGCAACACCCCTCCAGTTACCGCTAGTAATGTTATTGAAAAGACTAAACCCAGTTAGTGCTGTACCTACAATGGGAACTGCTTTACCTAGACCTTTAGATAATGCACTAGCCCCAGTTTTTGCAAAACCGCTCATTTCTTTTGCACTAACTTTAGACCAGCCAGATGCTGATTTCGGATTAGGCTTGTACGCTACTCCGTTTTTTACCGTATAGCCTTTAGGAAGTTTAACGCCTTTACCTAATCCTGCTGCCGCCCCACCTGCTGCTGCACCTTTTCCACCAAGGACACCATTCTTTGTCAACATCCTGTTTAACATCGCCCCACCTAGAACAGCACCACCAATTTGACCTAAACCACCTAAAGCCATTCCAATACCAGTCACACCACCAGCAATAGTAGGGTCTTTCATTGCAAGGTCTGTACCAGCAGTCATTTGAGCCATAGCATTACCCGCAGGGCTTTTTAAGAACGCTTGCATAGCCTCATTGAATTTCTCAATTACGCCAACGGCCTTTTTCATTCCCTCAATGTAAGCGTCAGTAGCAGCGTTCATTGTTGCTGTTTGAGAAGTGTTAGCGTCGTAACTTGCTTGGTCAGGGTTAATACCAGCGGCCTTTTCTAGACGAGTCATTAGTGCATCGTTGCCCAAGTCCATCTTTTTACCAGCAGCCTTGTCTAGCATGTACTGGTACGCTAACCGCTGTTGAGTAGCATCAAGACCAGAGTTTTGAAGGTTTGAGGCTAGAGCACCACCTTGATAAGAAGTCTTTAAATCTTCAACACTTAACTTTTGACCACCAGTCATACGGGTGTTCATTTGTTCAAAAATTTCAGTTGGAGTTAGTCGTCGTCCAGTGATTGGGTCTGTGGTGTACATACCAAAGTTACGCATCAAAGATTGAGAAGTTGCACCGCTAGTCAATCCACCCAGTGCTTGAGCCGCTGAAGCGTTATCTATGTTTAGATATCTTGCCGCATTTTTTGTTGAGGTAAGTAGATTAGAGAACTGACCGCCATTTATTCCAGAGGTGTTTGTGCTGACACCTAGGCCCGAAAGTATACCCGCACTTGCGGCATCCATTCCAAGCCCAGAGATACCTCCACGCATAGCAGAGAAAGTAGCGTTAGTGATTGCATTTCTTCCGCCAGGAGTTGCACCTTGGAGAAGGTTAGCCCCATAGAAAGCAGAAGCACGTCCCACAGTCATAGCAACATCTGGCATAGCCATGAAGCCACCAACAACTGCACCAGTAGCGGCTCTTAGCCCACCCTGAGCGGCACTCATGCCCATGTTCATGCGGTTTGACCACTGCCAAGTCGCCGCTACATTTCCTGTAGGAGGCATAAAGGCTGAGAATGAACCAAATGATTGGCTCATCATGTTTGTTTGGCCTACGCCATAGCCACGGTTACCAAAACCACCGTTACCTACAGCCTTAACGTCTTTAGCAAGCGGTGTGAAGGCTTTTTTAGCAGCAACGCCAATGTCGCCAATAAGGCGTTTCATTTTACCTAGTTCGTTATTCGCTCCAGCGATATCGCCAACTATGTTATCAGGCATTGTCTTTCACCACCTTACCGCTCGTCCTGGCTACCTCTAGCCAGTTCAACCTTTCACGACTAGACATCTCACGTATTTCCGTAAGAGTCCAACCCTTGTATAACTTGGCCAAAGTTGACCAAGCATAAATCAAATCTTCGTAACTTAATAGATTAGAAGCGAAACAATGAGCCGAGACTAATCGGCACCTGCACTTCACTCTCGCAATCTGGGCAAGTTACTTTTATTGGGTCGAATTGTGGTCCAGGGTTGCGGTTTGCAATCTCGTCTGCAATGGCTCGTCTATCGACAAGGCCTAGAGCCTGAATCTGTGATTTACCGAAAACGGGTTTACCGTCAATCTGAATCACAGTCTGCTCCAATAGCGTAGTTAAAGTCTCTGCCATAGTAGCCTCTGAATTAGCCAAAATTTTCTTTTGGACTGCTCCAGTAGGAAGGCTTACACGAAACTCCTTATTTTTGCCTTGAACAAAGAAATCTGTTTCTCTAGCATCAGGAAGTATCTTGTACTTAATATCTTCAACTACGTTTACTTCTACAGTTTTGAACTCTGAGCAACCATCACAGTAGCCTGAGAGTTCAGCCGTATCACCGAATGTTGCACGATAGATACCAAGAAGCAAAGCATCTCGGTCACCAACTAGTAGTCTGTCTAATAGTTCGTCTGTGGCTTTAGTTTCACCTAAAGACACGGTTGCACGGTTAACTACGATAGAAAACATTCTTGCAGAACTGTCTGCTCGAATAATCGCTTCTTCGTCTCTACCGTTTAGTTCTCTCACTACAGCAGTCTTGACGACCTCACCATCAATGATGGTGCCTCCTGGGAGGTCGACAAGAATGTCTGTAGGAGCAACAATTTTTGGTGCTTCAATAACTTGTGGTTCGGTTAGTGCTTGAGCAATCAGATTGTTTGCTTTGTTAGCATCATCTGTTGCTCTTAGAATTTGTTCTGCCATTTTATTCTCCTTGTTTAGTTAATGATTATGGAACTAGGTACTGCTCGTCAATTACAATTGCGTTACCGCCAGAGGTCAAGTCAGTTCCCCATACAATCTCGAAACCTTCGTGTACTAGAGACATCTGCTCCACGAGGATAGCGTTGTCACCAGCGTTTAGGTCTGAGTATGCGATTGAAGTAATCCAAGCGTTGTATACCTTGAAACGCATTGAAACGTGGTCTTCATATGTGGTTTGAGTAGCGTTGGTAGCGTTTGATGCCAATGGGTGTGTTAGAACATCAATGTCAATATCAAC